GGTGGAACCCGGCAGCAGCTCGCGGAACTCGCCAAGCAAGCCCAACCCATCACGTCAGCGGATGATGTAACGTACCCGGTAGGCTTGCTTGCAGCATCAGAAGTGGTTGCACCTGCAACACCAAACGAAACAAACGAAACCGCCCCAGGCAACGTCCATCAGGAAACCGACAAGACGTACAAGCCATTCAAGATCGAAAGCTGGCAGTCGGTCAAGGATGAACCCGTCAACTGGTTGATCCAAGACGTGATCCCTGAGAAGTCTTTTGTGGCGCTCTATGGGCCGCCAGCCTCATTCAAGTCATTCATTGCCATGGACATTGCCGAGTGCATCGCCAGTGGCAGGCCGTGGCTTGGCAAAGAGATCAACGGCACAGGGCCTGTTCTGTACATTGCCGGTGAAGGTCACGGCGGTATCGGGGCCAGGATCGCCGCGATCAAGCAGCACCACAACACGCCAGATGGGGCAGAAATCTACGTTATCAGGTCGCAGATCAACCTGAGATCCAGCATAGATGACTTCACGGCCCTGATCGTGGCAATTGATGAGCTGGTTCAGACGCTGGGAAAAGATCTCAGAATGATCGTGATCGATACCCTGGCACGGGCGTTTGGCGGTGGAAATGAGAACTCGAGTGATGACATGGGCGCCTTCATCCAGGCCACGGGAAAGATCCAAAACAGGTACAAGTGCAGCCTCATGCTGCTCCACCATGCTGGCAAGGACACGACAAAAGGGCTGCGTGGGCACTCCAGTCTGCTGGGCGCGGTGGACACCCAGATGGAGATCATGCGGTTCCCAGAAACCACGAAGGGTTTGATCCTGATGTCCAAGCAAAAGGACGGCGAGGACGGCCAGCGGTACGGGTTTGAGGCCATCACGGTGGACATTGACAGGTCTGAGCTGGGCCTGGAGAACGGCAGCAGTCTGGTGATTGAGGCGTCAGAGGTTGGCGACATGAAGGACAGTGACGCAGAAAATAAGCCCAAAAGGGACAAAGCAATTGGGGCAAAGCAGAAGATTGCTGAGAAGTCACTGATTGTTGCAATTAAAACCTTTGGATCCATTATGGATACTCCAGAGGGGCGCAAAAACACCATCACTTTGGACCAGTGGAAGGCCGAATTTACGGCCATGATTGGGTCAGATGTATCGTCAAAAGACCTGGCAACGAACTGGGGAAGGGCCAAGGATCACATCCTAAAAAGTGGCTTTGGGACCATCAGGAACGACAAGGTATGGGCCAACCGCAAGGACGTGACAACTGGATTTGAGGCAGAGGCACTGCTCAAGGCAGGGAAAATGGCCGGATTGGTTGATGAGTGAGTCATGCAATGGCTGACAATGTTATCCACCACAAACACCACAAACACCACAAATGTGGTGCAGTTGTGGTGCCACACATACCACAAACACCACAAACACCCCTATAAGGGGTTGTTTGTGGTGTGGTGTGTGGTGTAGTGTTAATTGGCAAAGTATTTATTGAATTGATGATTAATGGATTGGAGGCAAAGAATGAACGCAAAGCAGGGTCAAGTGGGTCAGGTCAAAAGTCGCATACCCAGTCGCGGTGTTAAGCCAGACTTTCCCGCAACAGATTTTGAGATCAGGCAGGCATCATGGTTGGGTGAGATTGATCGCATTAAGGTGGATCAGGATCGGAAATGGGGGACCGACAGGTTGTGTACTTTAGTTGATGCCGGGTTTCGGGAGAAATTCTGGCAGCAACAGCAACGTGTCTGGTCTGCTTGTCAGGCCAGGGACAGCGAGAAGCTTGAGAAGTCAGCAGCAGGCATGGTCAGGGCTTACCAGGCGCTCGAGGCTTGGGCAGTGGGTGTCGGTGTGTCACAGCGGCCAACGGTTGGCGCGGTGGAGCATGTCGGGAAAGATGGCAAGCTGATGGTGGTGGTCGCCACCAAGCAAGATGCGGTCTGGTATCGGGAGAACCGGCCTGATGTTGCCGGGCAGCACGTCTGGTCCATGGAGGAAATCGAGCTGCTGATTGAGGCCGAGATCAACCAGGCAGTGGTTGAGGCAAAGATCAGGTACGCTAGGTTTGACCCGGTGGTGGTCAAGGTGGAGAAGTTGGGGGGTGCAACGGGCTTTGATGATTTTGTCAACGACCTGGACATTTCAGCGCCATCCAAGGCACCTAAAATGTTCGATAGCAAAACAGCGGAGAAATTTAAGCATGGACACAATCGAGCGATTTAAGGCACTTTGTGCCAAATGCTGGGCTTGGGTACTTGAGCGCGTTAAAACCTTTAGAAAGGGCTAAAAACATGCCTGGAAGACCTAAATTTAGACGTGACATGGCTTTGCTGGAGGAACTGCCAGAAGATCTTATCTTTGCAATGGTTGAGGCTGGCAAACCAATGTCGGCGATTTGCATCGAGCTGGGCATTGGGCGCAAGGCGTTAGAGACGTGGATCGAAGATCAGGATCGTCCTGATATGATCGCCCGTGCGCGCGCAAAAGCAGCCGACGAGCTTGCGTGCGAGACGCTGGCGATAGCGGACAGCGCCGACCCGGAGCACGCCGCGCACGCTCGCGTCCGCATCCAAACGCGCCAATGGCTGGCTGAGAAGTGGAAACCGAGCGTTTACGGCACCAAACAGGCGCAGGTCCAGGTCAACATTCACTCAATGCGCATGGACGCGCTGCGCCATGCCGAGGTCATCGAGGCCGAGTTATCCACAGGCGAGAGCAAATAAGTGACTACTTATCCACAGATCAGCAGTGATTGCCTGTGGATAACTGTCATTTCTGTGCATAAGCACTGGTGCAGGCATGGAATAACTTAACATAATGGACAATGTAGCGATTAGGCTTTTGATAACGATCAGTCGATTCCAGCATCCATGCGGCACCGCACGCAAGCAGTCACTAACCAGCAATCCACAGGCGCGTGTAAGTTGCACACAGGCTGCTGGCCGCGCCGGTCCTGGCTTGCTGGCCGCGCCGACCCCCCCCTTGCGCTCGCGGCTGGGGGCAGGCTGATGCAGCACCTTAACAAACACCGACCATGACCCACCCCCCTACCCCGGCACCGCCCACCGTCACTCTTCCAAAAAAAATAAAAAAAGTTGAGACAACGCTGGACCCCACTCAGAACCCTTTTGTTGAATTCGTAAGACTCTACAAAAACAACCCTGTAAGGTTCGTGCAAGAAGTGCTTGGTGTCACGCCTGACCCTTGGCAAGCAGAATTCTTGATGCACATTGCCAAGGGCAACCGCCGCATCTCTGTCAGGTCCGGCCACGGCGTTGGCAAATCTACTGCTGGTGCCTGGGCCATGCTTTGGTATTTGCACTTACGTTTCCCGGTGAAGATTGTCGTTACGGCCCCCACCAGCAGCCAGCTCTATGACGCGCTCTTTGCGGAACTCAAGCGCTGGATCAAGGCCATGCCGCAACTCTTGCAGGACCAGCTCGAGGTCAAGCAAGACCGCATCGAGGTCAAGGATGCCGCCACCGAAGCGTTCATCTCTGCCAGGACATCACGCGCCGAGCAGCCCGAAGCCCTCCAAGGCGTGCACAGCGACAACGTGATGCTGGTGGGAGATGAGGCATCGGGTATTCCTGAGCAGGTATTCGAGGCCGCTGGTGGCTCCATGTCTGGACACAACGCCGTCACGCTGTTGCTGGGAAACCCAGTGAGGTCCAGTGGTTTCTTCTACGACACCCACAACCGGCTTGCTGATGACTGGGTGACTATGAAGGTAGCGTGCGCTGACTCACCTCAAGTCAGCCAGGAATACATCGAAGAGATGAAGGCGCGTTACGGTGAGGAGTCCAACGCCTACCGCATCAGGGTTTTGGGTGAATTCCCACGCAGTGACGATGACACGGTGATCCCCATGGAATTGCTGGAGATGGCCTCCAACCGGGACGTTGAGGCGAGTCAGCACGCCAGGATGGTGTGGGGCTTGGACGTTGCCAGGTTTGGCTCTGACAAGTCAGCCCTGTGCAAGAGACAGGGTAATGCCGTCACTGAACCCGTCAGGACGTGGAAGAACCTGGACCTGATGCAGCTCACGGGTGCCGTTGTCGCTGAGTGGGAGGTCTTGATGCCAAGCTCCCGGCCAGCAGAGATCTTGGTGGACTCAATTGGCTTGGGCGCTGGAGTGGTCGATCGCTTAAGGGAACTGGGTCTTCCAGCTCGCGGGATCAACGTGTCAGAAAGCCCTGCCATGGGCCAGACTTACAGAAACCTCAAGGCTGAGTTGTGGCACAAGGCCAAGGCATGGTTGGAAGCCAGGGACTGTCGGATGCCCAAAGATGAACAGTTGATCGCTGAACTGGCGACAGTGCGCTACTCATTCACGTCCAGCGGGAAGATCCAGATTGAGGGGAAAGATGAGATCAGGAAGCGCGGCCTGCCGTCCCCTGACCGGGCTGATGCGTTTTGCTTGACGTTTGCCTCTGACGCTGTTGTCGGCATGTACGGGTCGAGCATGTCAGGTAAGTGGTCGCAGCCTTTGCGCCGAAACCTGCCAAGGGTTGCATAATTGGGGGGAAGTGTGTTGGATGGTTCATGTGGTTGCCGCCTCTGTGGAGTGCTTGCGCCACCGCTGGTAATTCCTCCCCAACAACTCATTTTTTGAAAGGGCAAGCATGAAGATGACCAAAGCGCAAAAGAAAGTGGGCAAGGTGATGGGTGAATTCAAGTCTGGGACCCTGCACTCTGGCAAGGGTGGCAAAGTGGTGAAGAACCCCAAGCAAGCCATTGCGATTGCCATGTCAGAGGCCAAGATGCCCATGCGCGGCTCACGCACTGCCAAGAACATGAAGACCAGGGGCATGAAGTGAAGGCGGGTTTGTACAAAAACATCAACGCCAAGCAGGCACGTATCGCGGCTGGCTCCAAAGAGAAGATGCGAAAGCCCGGCACTCCCGGCGCCCCCACTGCCAAGGCTTTCAAGCAGGCAGCCAAGACGGCCAAGAAGAAATGATCAAGCGCGGATCTGAGACGTTCTCAGGCTACAACACGCCCAAGCGCACGCCCGGCCACAAGACCAAGAGTCACGCGGTGCTGGCAAAGTCTGGTGACGAGGTCAAGCTCATCAGGTTCGGGCAACAGGGGGCAACTGGTTCCCCTGACGGGTCCAAGAGGAATGAGGCATTCAAGGCCAGGCACGCGCAAAACATTGCCAAGGGCAAGATGTCTGCGGCCTACTGGGCAAACAAAGTGAAATGGTGAACGACTATGGCAACTAAAGACTATGAGCGCGCAGCCGAGCAGATGATGAAGGCCAATGGCGCCAAGTGCCCCACGGCCACTCAAGACATCACGGTGAACTTGAAGAACCGGGGCAAGGCCATCAACTCTGCCGAGTACGGACCAGAGAACCCGGCACTGCCCAATAAGCAGTTTTGGATGAAGAAGGCCAGCGCCTGGGAAGTGAGCGAGAAGGACGCGAAGACAGCTCTTTGCGGTAACTGCTCCGCATTCAATCAAGACAAATCGATGCTTGACTGCATCGCCAAGGGTATCGGTGACGAGGGTGACCCCTGGGCCATGATCGAGGCCGGTGACTTGGGGTACTGCGAGATCTTTGACTTCAAGTGTGCCGCCAGCAGAACTTGTGACGCCTGGGTCGCTGGCAGTGAAGAGGGCGAAGATGAAGGCGAAGACATGGACGAAGACGAGTACAGCGGCAACGACATGGGGTCTGCCGGTATGGGTTCTTTGATCACGATCAATGTCGGGGCCAAGGATTGATCTCTCCCATCGCTGTTGCCACCGTCAAGGGCAAGTGCTTGCGGATGATGATGATGAGCGTGCGCGAGTATGCAAGCCAGGTGCCCATCTATTTGCGCGGCCCTGAGTCAGTCATTGGCGCCCATGACGCTGATCACCAGATCTATGGCGAGGCATCCACGTTTGGCGAGTGCTACAACGAGGTGATTGACCGGGTCTTTGCTGACGGGTTTGACTCTGTCGTTGTGGCAAATGATGACATAGTGCTCACGCCCACAAGCTACCAAGTACTCATTGATGACGTGATGCTGCTGAAAAAGCAGGTGCCCAAACTGGGCTGGGTGGCTGCCAGGTGTGATGCGTCCAGGGCCACACAAAACATCAGGTCCAACCCATTTGGCGAGGAGCTGTACTATTTCAAGCACCCATGGGAAGAGCACATCATGCCCATGGAGTGCCCCAGCCCCATCTTTGCCTGGATCTCGCGTGAGGCTTGGGAGACGGCCAAATTCCCACCGCTGAACTGGTACTCTGATGACGTGCATTGCACCGATTTGCTGGCCGCCGGGTTTCAGCACTATCTGTCCCGGTCCTATGTCCACCACGTTGGCAGCCAGACAATTGGCCTTGATGGCGCCAAACTGATCCAGCAGGCAACGCCCTGGCTGAGAAAGAACCGACCCGAATATGCAAAGCAGTGGTTTGATACTCAATCTGGGTAGTGGCCGGGATCGGCGATCTGAGTGCGTCAACGCTGACATCAGGTCAGATGTTGGCGCTGACTGGGTTGTTGATATTTCCAAGTTGACGTATGGCGAGGTGATCTGGTCGCCCATTGAAAAGGTGAGCATTGAGCGCGGCATGTTCTCAAAGATCATTGCCATTGACGTGCTCGAGCACATTCCTGATCTGGTCGCGGCCATGACCAACTGCCGGGATTTGCTGGAGATGGGTGGCGAGATGCATATCTCAGTGCCCTATGACCTGAGTCTGGGTGCCTGGCAAGACCCCACGCATGTGCGTGCATTCAATGAGAACTCATGGGTTTATTACTGCGCCTGGGCTTGGTATCTTGGTTGGACTGGTTCGCGGTTCAACATGGAGCGCCTTGAGTACAAATTAAGTGCAAGCGCAGACTTAGAATTGCCTCAAGAACAATTGCTGCGCACACCCAGGGCGGTTGAGTCAATGTATGTGGTTTTGAAGAAAGTCCCAATATGATCAAAGATCTTGAAATCAGCACCGACATCGCATCCGCAGAGACGATGGATGACAGCGAGCTGCAAGGCATCATCACCTCTGACCTCGAGGACGCTGTCAGCTACATTGACTCAGACCTGAGTCCCATCAGGGCCAAGGGGACCGAGTACTACCGTGGAGACCCATTTGGCAACGAGGAAGAGGGGCGCTCCCAAGTTGTCGCCATGGAGGTGCGAGACACTGTCAGCGCCATGATGCCCAGCCTTATGCGGGTATTTTTCAGCACTGAGAACACAGTCGAATTCTTACCTCGCGGCCCAGAAGACGAGAAGGGTGCGCAGCAGGCAACTGACTATGCAAACCTGATCTTTAATTCGGACAACAACGGGTTTATGACCACTTATGCGATCTTCAAAGACGCACTAGTGCGTAAATGCGGCATTGCCAAGTACTGGTGGGAAGAAGAGGAAAAGGTCCGCATTGAGGAATACTCAGGACTCGATGACCAGACCCTGCAAATCTTGTCCCAGGAAAATGCCGAGGTGAAGATTGTCGTGTCCTACCCTGACCCGGCCATCTCCCAGGAGATCATTGACCAGGTCAACGCGCAGGCCATGGCCGCAGGCCAGCCAGCACCGCAAGTGCCCATGCTGCATGATGTCCAGATCAAGCGCATTGTGAAAGATGGGCGCGTGCGGATCATGGCCGTGCCGCCAGAGGAGCTGGTGATTGATCGCCGGGCGCGGTCATTTGAGGATGCTGCCCTGATTGCGCACCGCCAGATGCTGACCGTGGCCGAGTTGATCGCCATGGGCTATGACGAGGACGAGGTCCGCGACAACCTGACATCCAACGACCTGGACTCCAACGAGGAGTTTTTGGCGCGTCAGCCATTGAACAACATCACGGGCAACAACAACACGACCAACCCCATGATGCAGCGCGTGCTGTACGTTGAGGCGTATTCCCAAGTGGACTATGACGGGGATGGCATCCCCGAGCTGCGCAAGATCTGTTGCATGGGTTCTGGCTACAACATTGTGCGCAACCTGCCTGCGTCCTATATCCCATTTGTGGACTTTCCCTGCGATCCAGAACCCCACACCTCGCCCCTGGAGTCCATGTCGATTTTCGACATTACGCATGATTTGCAAGAGATCAAGTCTGAGATCTTGCGCAACACGCTGGACTCTTTGGCCCAGTCGATCCACCCCAGGACAGCGATTGTCGAGGGCCAGGTCAACATTGATGACGTGCTCAACAACGAGACGGGTGCCGTGATCAGGATGCGTGCCCCCGGCATGGTGCAGCCATTCAACACCCCCTTTGTGGGCCAGGCGGCATTCCCCATGCTGGACTATGTGGACCAGATCAAAGAGGACCGCACCGGCATGAGCAAGGCCGCCATGGGTTTGAATGCTGACGCATTGCAGTCGAGCACCAAGGCAGCGGTGGCCGCCACCATCAGCGCAAGCCAAGGCCGCATTGAGCTGACCTCGCGCATCTTGGCCGAGGGCATGAAAAAGCTCTTTAGAGGCATCTTGTTCTTGATCACCACGCACCAGGACAAGCCACGCATGGTGCGGCTGCGCAATGAGTGGGTGCAGATAGATCCTCGCGCCTGGGACAGCTCGATGGACGTGTCGATCAACATTGGCCTGGGCCAGGGTGACGTGAATGAGCGCTTGCAGGGTCTGATGATGATCATGCAAAAGCAAGAGCAGGCACTGAGCACCATGGGTGCCGACAACCCCTTTGTGACCATGACCCAACTTTCGCGCACGCTGCGCAAGATTGTGGAGTTGTCAGGGTTTCGGGATGCCAGCCAGTACTTCAAGGACGTGCCCGAAGGCTACATGCCGCCACAGAAACCTGAGACCCCAACGCCAGAGCAGGTGCTGGCCCAGGTCCAGGCTGAGTCCATCCAGGCCGACATCCAGAAGAAGGCTGCCGAGCTTGAACTGAGGCGCGAGCAGATGATTCGGGACGATGACTATCGTAGAGATCAACTCGCGCAGGACTTAATGCTCAAGAAGTACGAATTAGAGTTAAAGTACGGGGCTGCGATAAGTACTGCCGAGCTTGATGCCCAGCAGTCTTTGGACAGAGAGGCACTGCGCCAGCAGTCAGCTCTCATGGCCCAGGCCATGCAGCAGCCGACCCAGGCACCAGTGCCGCCCATCAACCCTAACAGTGGAATGGTTCAATGAACGAAGATCAGGTGCGTAAGGGCCGAAAGGCCGAGCAGTTGCTGCAAGACGAGGTCTTTGCGGCTGCGCTGGAAAAGCTCGAAAACGAGCAGTTGTGGGTTTTCAAGGGCAGCAAGCCCGAGGAGGCCGACAAGCGCGAACAAGCATACGCAATGATCAAGGCCATTGAGTTGTTCAAGACCGAAGTCACCAAGATGGTGGACAACGGCAAACTGGCGCAGCGAGCAATTGAACGCGCCCAGAAAGTCACCGTATGAGCACGCAGGCAGCACAACCAAGCGCCCCTGCTGGCCCAATGAATTTGGCCGAAGCGGCCAACGCTCTCGAGGGAATACTGCCAGTTGATGGAGAACAGTCGCCCGAAGAGACGCAGTTGCCAGAGTCCGAAGAGGATGATGGCGCGGCCTTGAGCGAAGAATTGTCAGCGGATGCAGACGCTGCTGACGAGGAAACGCAAGAGGAACAGTCCGAGGAAGATGAGGAATCTGAGGAGCAAGAACAGCCACAGGCTTTCACCGTCAAGATTGACGGCAAGGAAGTCGAGGTGACGCTGGACGAACTCCAAAAAGGTTACTCACGGACCCAGGACTACACACGCAAAACGCAGCAGATCGCTGAGATCCGGAAACAGGTCGAGGCTGAGACTGAGGCAGTGCGTGCCGAACGTGCGCAGTACGCACAGATGTTGGGAGCGTTACAGGCCCAGCTCCAGAGTGCCGACACACAGATCGATTGGGACCGTCTCTACCAAGAAGACCCCATCGAATGGGTGCGGCAAAAAGAGGTGATGCGTGAGAAACAGGAAAAGCTCCAAGCTATTCAGTTTGAACAGCAACGAGTGGCCCAGCTCACGCAGCAAGAGCAGCAGCAGCATTTCCAGACGCATTTGCAAGAGCAGCATTCAAAGCTGCTCGAGGTCATTCCCGAGTGGAAAGACCAAGCGAAGGCGAAAACAGAAAAGCAGTTGCTGGTCGAATTCGGGAAGAAGACCGGATTTACACCCGAGGAGTTGAGTGCCATTGTGGATCACAGGGCGGTTGTTGCGTTGCGTAAAGCGGCGCTCTACGACCAGATGATGACCAAGCGAAAAGCAATCACCCCTGTGACCAATAACGGTCCACGGCCAGCCAAGCCAGGTGCAGCAGGCCGGGTCTCCCAAACAACTGAAGCAGTGCGTGCAAAACAGCGTCTCGCAAAGACTGGCCGTGTCGATGACGCGGCTTCCGCAATCTATCAAATGTTGAGGTAACACCATGACAATCGTAAGCAACACTTTTACAACCTATAGTGCTAAAGGCATTCGGGAAGATCTTTCAAATGTAATAACAAATATTGCACCTGAAGAAACTCCATTCCAATCCAACATTGGCCGCGAAACCATCTCCAACACTTTGTTTGAATTCCAAACCGATACCCTGGCAGATGCCGCAGCAAATGCGCAGCTTGAAGGGGACGATGTCGGCACGTTTGACGCCGTTGTCGCCACCGTTCGCGTGACCAACTACGCTCAGATTTCGCGCAAGACCATCGTCTTGTCGAACACTGAGGAAGTGGTCAACAAGGCCGGTCGCCGTTCTGAGTTGGCATACCAGATCGCCAAGCGCGGTGCTGAGTTGAAGCGGGATCAAGAATTTGTTTTCTTGAATGGCGGCATTGCTGTTGCAGGCAACACCACCACTGCTCGCGTGACCGCATCCTTGGGCGCGTTTGTCAAGACCAACACTGACAAGCAGACCAACGGTGTCGATCCCAGCTACACCACGCTGCCCAACAGCGCTCGCACTGACGGCAACGTGCGTACCTTCACCGAGACGATCTTGAAGAACGTCATTCAAAAGGTGTGGTCCGCTGGCGGTACTCCGAAGATCCTGATGGTTGGCCCTGTCAACAAGCAGCGCGTCTCTGGTTTCTCTGGCATTGCATCTTCACGTTTCAACATTGATGGCGGCGCAAAACCCGCGACATTGATTGGCGCTGTAGATATTTATGTCTCAGATTTCGGGAATGTGAGTACTATAGCTAACAGGTTCCAACGTGAGCGTGATGCATGGGTGCTTGATCCCGACTACGCCAAGATGGTTGTGCTGCGTCCTTACCAGCAAGTCGAATTGGCAAAGACTGGTGACGCTGAGAAGCGTATGTTGTTGATCGAATACGGCTTAAAAATCACGGCTGAAAATGCCCATGGTTTGGCGGCTGACTTGGTCACCTCTTGATAACTGACTAGGAGAAGGGGCCAGGGAAACCTGGCCCCACTTACATGGACAAAAGAATTCTTGATGTAAGCCCCGACACGGGGATCACTCGCACCTGGCACTACAACGCAGACACTGACGAGGCGACTATCCAGACCTCTCAGGACGTGACTGATGTGATCGAGGCCAACAAGCGTGACTTTGCAGCGATTGACAACAGGGCCAACTGGCAAGGCGAGTGGCATCATGTCGCCAGCATCCCAGAGTCTTTGTATTACAAGCTCAAGGCCGAAGGCAAGCTCGATGACGAGGCTTACATGAAGAAGTGGCTCAATGATCCAGACAATCGATTCTTTCGCGTGAGGCCAGGCCAGGTATGAACTACATCGCGGTTTGCACGCCAGCGCGTGACCAAGTCCACACCAACTACACCTATTGCATGGTCAACATGGTGGCGTACCACACGCTCAACACTACTGATGCCATCAGTCTGAAACTGTTGCAGGGCACGCTGATTCAGAACCAGCGTGCTGACTTGTGCCTGGATGCGTTGCGTGAGGGCTGCACGCACATCTTGTTCATTGACTCTGACATGACCTTCCCCCAGGACATGATCCAGCGACTGCTCAAGCATGACGTTGACCTGGTTGCGGCCAACTGCGCAAGGCGCAGAATGCCCACAGGTCCAACCGCGCAGAACTATGACGAAAACGGCAAGCGCAAACCCGTCTATTCCCTGCCAGAATCAACTGGTCTTGAAGAAGTTGGCAGCGTTGGCACTGGTGTCATGCTGATCAAGCGCAACGTCTTTGAGGGCATGAGCGAACCCTGGTTCGATATGCCTTGGCAGTACGACACCCGAGGCTACATGGGCGAAGACGTGTTCTTTTGCAAGAAGGCGCAAGAGCTTGGGTTCAAGGTGTATATTGACCATGATGTCTCGAAAGAGATCGGCCACATTGGCACGTTTGAATTCAAGCATGAGCACACCTGGATCGTCAAAGAGGAAATGGAAAAAGAGGCAAGCTGATGGCACTCACCACATACAACGAGCTGAAAACATCAGTTGGCGATTGGCTCAACCGCACTGACCTGACAACCGTCATCCCCGATTTCATCGCGCTGGCCGAGGCTCAGATCGAGCGCCAACTGCGCACCCGGCAGATGATCGTGAGATCCACGGCATCGATTGCCACCGAGTACAGCGCGGTGCCTGATGATTTTCTGGAGACAAAGTCCATCAAGCTCACCGGCACCAACCCCGTCACGCCTTTGGGCTTTGAGACGATTGATTCACTCGACAACCTGAGCGTCCAGTACCGATCCAGTGGCGTGCCGATCTTCTTTGGCATTGTTGGCGGCCAGATCCGAGTACTGCCAATCCCTGACGCTGCCTACACCGCAGAGCTTGCGTATTACGCAAAGTTGACCAAGTTGTCATCTACCGTGGCAAGCAACTGGCTGCTGGCGCAAGCGCCTGACGTTTACCTGTACGGCGCATTGCTCCAGGCTGCGCCTTACCTGCAAGATGATGCGAGAATTACGGTGTGGTCAGCGCTGTACCAAGCAGGCCTGGATCAGTTGCAGATTGCAGATGATCGAGGTTCTACCAGTGGCGGTGCATTGCTGACCAGGGCAAAAACATTTGGGTGATTAAATGGTAACGACAACCAAGGGCGAGATGGACGAGTCACTGCTGGAAAAGCGTGAGGGGTCCATTGATACTGATACCGAGACAACGAGCTGGGTTGAGTATTGGCATCAGGGTGAGTTGGTCCATCGATCAGTCAACATGGTGCTAAAGCGCGGCGTCTTTGCCGAAGGCATCAGTCAACAAATTTGAGGGTTAAATCATGGCGAATACTCAGGCAATGTGTACCAGTTTCAAGGGTGAGCTGCTTGTCGGCCACCACAACTTTGGCACTGGCGTTGTCCGAGCTGCCACCACGGCAGATACCTTCAAGGCTGCCTTGTACTTGGCAAGCGCCACCGTCAATGCGTCCACCACGGCATACAGCTCAACTGGTGAGGTGACTGGTACCGGGTACACGGCTGGCGGCGTCACGGTGACATTTGGCACGGCTCCAAGCACCTCTGGAACCACGGCATTTGTCACGCCCAGCGCCAGCATCACCTACAGCTCAGTGACCCTCTCAACGGCCTTTGATGCGTTATTGATCTACAACTCGACCCAGTCAGACAAGGCAGTCAGCGTCCACACTTTTGGCAGCCAGACCGTGACTGCTGGAACCTTCACGCTGACCATGCCAACCAATGATGCAAGCACTGGCCTGATTCGGCTGGCGTAACGCAGGGGCAGCACCATGGCTGCTTACGGCACAGGTTATTACGGCCTAGGCGTCTACGGCATAGGCAATGTCGTTATCAGCGGCAACCAAGCCACTGGTGCCGTTGGCAGTGTACTGGCCGACAGATCAATTCAAGAAGATGGAACCATTGCCACCGGCAATGTCGGAACCGTCACGCTCACCATCACCATTGCCATCACGGGCAATGCAGCCACTGGTGCCGTTGGCACGCTGGCGCCAGATTCATTTAAAGCAGTCACCGGCAATGCGGCCACACTGGCCGTGGGCACTGTCGCGCCTGCTGGGTCAATCGACCTCAGTGGCAATGCGGCCACTGGTGCAGTGGACTATGTTGGAGTAACCCGGTCCACGGCCACAACTGGCAACGCTGCCACTGGTGCTGTTGGCACTATGTCGGCAGAGGTGATCTCTTTCCAGGCCATCACAGGTGTTTCTGGGACTGGCGCTGTTGGCAGTGTGTCAAACGTCATCACTGTTGCGATAATCGGAAATGAGGCGGTGGGATCTGTTGGGGTAATGGTTGGGTTTGGATGGGGATCAATCCCAGACACGTCTGAAACCTGGACCGCCCAGTCAGATACACCAGAGACATGGTCGCCAGTGTCCGACACGGCAGAGACATGGACTCCAGAGTCAGACACGTCAGAGACTTGGACTCAGATCGCAGACAATTCAACATCGTGGCAGCAGGCCACATAGGGGTAAAAAATGGCAGATACGACAACGACCAACCTTTTATTGACCAAGCCCGAGGTGGGGGCCAGCACTGACACTTGGGGAACCAAGATCAATACTGACCTTGACGGCGTTGACGCAGTCTTTGCGGCTGCTGGCACGGGCACCAGCGTTGGCTTGAATGTCGGAGCTGGCAAGACGCTGGCAGTAGCTGGGACGTTAACTGTCACGGGATCGGCAACTGTTGAGTTTGCTGATGGGTCTGCCGCATCCCCATCGATCACCAATGATGGCGACACCAACACAGGCATCTTCTTCCCTGCGGCTGACACCATTGCCTTTGCCACTGCCGGGAATGAGATCGCAAGATTTGACAACGCTGGTAATTTTGGATTAAGTGTTACTCCTGCTACAACATGGGCTGCATCCGCAAGAGTGATGCAGCTTGGTGGGTTTAACTCAATCTTTGGGTATTCCTCCAATGTATTGAGAATTTCAAATAACTCAATTTTTACTGCGGCAAATGAAACCTATGGCGCAAGCAGTATTGGTGCTACTTACTATGAACAATATAACGGAGCGCACAAATGGTACAACGCTCCCTCCGGCACAGCAGGTAACGCCATCACCTTCACCCAAGCAATGACCCTTGATGCAAGCGGTAACTTGGGTATTGGGACTACAAGTCCTCAAGCAACCATAGTAGCCGCTGGGTCAAACGCAACCGTTTACAAAGCAATGATTTTGCGAAACGGCAATGGAACTGATGGGTCTTCTGCAACCATTGATTTTGAAACTTCTGCTGGCACTCAAGGAAGTGAAGCAGCAATGGCGGGTCGTATTGCTGGTGTTCGCACTGGCGCTGGCACTTCTGGCGCTTTGACATTCAGCACGACCAATGGTGGTGTTTTGGGCGAACGCGCCCGTATCAACTCCAGCGGTAACTTGCTGGTGGGAATAACTAGTAACAATCCGGGTTCGCCAAAAGTTTCGGTTGAGGGAAGCATTCAACCTTCGTGGGGTCAACACCGTGTTGCAACAGTATTTGACAATTCCTTCCGTCAAGGGTTGTATTTTGATAGCACAGCTAGAAATATGACTATATTTTCTACCACTAGCGACAGTGGTGGCAACATCCTATTCAGCACAAGAAATGCCGCAGGATCAAGCGATGCTGATTACGGTACAGAGCGTGCCCGTATCACATCTGGCGGGTACTTAAAGGTAAGTAACAGCGGGACATATGCAAATGTAAGTGCAACTTTTCACGAAATTAATAATAGTGCCGACAACGCAGAAATTTTGTTTCTGAGAAGCACGGCAACAAGCAATCCATATGGAGCGACAATAAGTTGGAATTCTGCATCTCCAAACGACACAACTCGGTATTTTTTACGGTGCGATGATTCAACAGCCCAAAGATTTACTGCACGCTCTAACGGTGGGCTTGCTAATTACAGCGCCAACGATGTCAACCTGTCTGACCGCAGAGAGAAAACAAACTTTGCACCAGCCAAGTCATACCTTGATGTAATCTGCGCCATTCCCGTTCAGACATTCAACTACATCGACCAAAATATGGAAGAGGATGGCGGCTTGACTTTGGGTGTGGTTGCTCAAGATGTGCAAGCGGTTGCCCCCGAGTTGGTCATGGAAAGCAATTGGGCAAGCAAAGATGACGAACCCAAGATGCGTTTGTCTATTTACCAAACAGACTTGCAATATGCGCTTATGAAGTGCATCCAAGAGCAGCAAGCCCTCATCACAACCCTCACCGCCCGTATCACTGCACTGGAGTCAGCATGATTACTTGGAACATCAGTCAACTTGACCGACAAACCTCTGATGGTTTTGTCACTACCGCACATTGGCAGTGCAATGCAACAGATGGGGATTACTCTGCATCTGTCATCAGCACTTGCTCATGGAGTGAAGGCACTGCAACCATTCCATACGCCTCTCTGACAAAAGACGCCGTGCTGGCGTGGGTGTGGGAGTCTGTGGACAAGGATGCTGTAGAGGCTTCTTTGCTGGCTCAGATTGCCGAACAGAAAGCACCCGTCAAAGCCACTGGTGTGCCTTGGAATGTCTGACAGCACCGAAACCAGACTGGCGGTGCATGAGGCCATTTGCACAGAGAGGATGAAATTCATTTCTGACTCTCTGACAAAGGGGTCAGAGCGCATGACCAAGATCGAGTATTTGCTCTATGCCGTGATCGTGGCCGTCTTGCTGGGTCCTGGTGCTGCTGCTTCTCTGTTTGCAAAGATCTTTGGTTTGTAAGATGTGGACCCAATCAGCATCCTGCTTATGGCCTCTAGCGCATTCAGCGCTATCAAGCAGGGCATTGCCACATACAAGGACGTTAAGAATACTGCCGGTGACGTTAAAAAGATCGTCAACGAGATCGCTGGCATGTTTGGGCCAAACCCAACCAAAGAGCAAAAGAAGCAGATCGTTGCCGAACAAAAGCGGGTGCAAGAAGTCGCGGCCTATGATCCCAACCAGGTCATGGGAGACATTGCAAAGCGCTTGGGTGAATTCATGCGGCATATGCAGCAGATCCAAGACTATTACCATGAGGAAGAGCGCAAGTCCAAAGAGGAAGTCTATGACGGGGCAGACTCTCTGGCAGAGCGTGCCTTGCAGCGTACCCTTGTACTCACCCAGTTGAGACAGATGGAGGCTGATTTGCGAGAGCAGATGATTTTCCAATCACCTCCAGAATTAGGCAACCTGTGGACACGGTTTAACGAGATGCGTGAGCAGATTTCAATTGAGCAAGCGCAGGCAAGAGAGGTGCGCGATCAGCGTGAGGCACAGGCAAGATGGCAACGAAGACGGGTAATCGCGGACCTGCAAGACAAAGCAATCTACCTGGCAGCCGCCTTGTTGATAATCGTGTATCTCAGCGTGTTTTGGTCACTCCTAGTGATGGACCGAAAGACAAGATGGGGTTTCTGATTGCGCTGATTGCGATGGTCCTGGTGTTTTGCCTGATGCTGCCAATAATCTCAGTAATCTACTTTGATACCCTGGCAGTGCAAAAGGAAAGCAAAGCTCAGATTGATCGCATGGAGAGGCTGCGCAAGCAGCTCGAGGAAGACCGAAAGAAGATGGACCAGGCCAACAGAAAGGAAGACTGAATGAGACTGCTGCTTTGTCTGACCATCATGGTGCTTGCTGGGTGCGAGGATCGGTATCGATACACCTGCCAGAACCCTGACAACTTTGAACTCAAAGAGTGCCAGAAACCAAGGTGCTTATTCACGCAGACCTGCCCCGAGTATTTGGTTGCCCCGGTATTGACAAACAAGATTGAACCAGCAAAGGCCGAAGATGCTAAAAAGTAAATACACCGCAGAAGACATCGAGATCAGAATTTGGGGCTTTGTCGTTGTCTGCATAACTGTCATTCTTTTTGGAATTGTTTTTGTACTGCTCTACAGCTTAATTTTTGTCGTTCAGCCAATCAAATCAATGGCTCCACTAGACATGGCTTTCTCTAAAATCTTGAACGACATCGTGCTTTTACTTGTTGGCGGTATCGGCGGCATTGTTGGCAAGCGTGCCGTGGGGGCCGTCAGCCAGGCCGTTACACCTACACCGGCACCTACACCTTCCCCGGCTGCACCAGCGCCTTCTAGCCCTGTTCCTGCGCCTCCCAACGGTGCTCTGCCAGTCTGGATCAATCCACCCCTGGATGAGAGCTGGACGCCTCCACCTCCACCGACAACGCCACCCGAGCACCTGGAACCCGATCACGTCCGCGAGGAGATTGCGGCAGCAAGACGTGAGGCTGGGCAGTGAATCCATACCTGATCATCGCGGCCATGATTGCTGTTGGCGGTGCCTACGCTTACGGCCACCATGTTGGCTATGCCGACCGTGACGCTGAGATGCAGGCTCACATTGCCAAGCTCAATGAAGAGTCACGCGCAAAAGAGCAAGAGCTGGCAAGCTCACTGAACAACCAAACCGAAACATTGCGAAAGGCCAAGAATGAGATCAACAAAAAACAGTCTGACATTAATGCTCTTGTTGATGCTGGCCGGTTGCGCCTCCCGGTCCCAGCCGCCCCAAGTTGCGTATCAGCCACCCCAGATCCCGCCCCTGCCGTCAGAGATCGGGACGAAGCAAGACCCGACCCTTACCGCGAGGCTATTAAGGCTGTTGTCGCCATCGCCATCGAGGGAGACAGAAACACCGTCCAGCTCAACGCCTGCATCGACACCTACAACAAAGTGAGGGAGCAGATCAATGGTAAATAGTGATCAACTTAAAAAGCTGCACATTGGCCCTGAGTGGGTTGATGCGCTCAATGAAACCTTTGGCAGGTTCAACATCTCCACCAAGCGCCAGCAGGCAGCGTTTATCGGTCAATGCGGCCATGAATGTGGACACTTCAAGGTGCTGCAAGAGAACTTGAATTACCGCGCTGCCACCTTGATGAAGTTGTGGCCCAAGCGTTTCCCCACTCTTGACGTTGCCAACCAGTACGCTGGTCAGCCTAGCAAGATCGCCAACAAGGTCTACTGTGATCGTATGGGAAACCGCAACGAGGCATCAGGGGATGCCGCCAGGTTTATTGGCAGAGGTTGCATACAACTCACCGGCCACAGCAACTATTTTCACGCAGGCCAAGCCCTGGGCGTTGACTTTGTCATGCAGCCCGAGTTGGTCGCCACACCTAAATATGCGGCACTGACGGCAGGCTGGTTTTGGTCAACGCATGACTGCAACCGCCTGGCCGAGTCAGGGGACTGGGCAGCACTCACGAAGAAGATCAACGGTGGGACAATTGGCCTCGAAGACCGCATCAAACACATTAATGAGGCCTTGGCAGTCCTGACATGACAAACCTGTACCAGCAGCTCGAAACCCCGGCACCGCCAGACCTGCCCTCACCTGGCGCGGTCTATGACGAGCGTTTGACTGCGCAATCCCATCGCGGCCTGCTGACCTACTTTCGCAAGCTCACCAATATCCTGTCAACGGTCCTTGGGCCTCGAGGTGGCAAGTACTTGAACCTGCCTTATGGTGCGTTTCAGGATGGAACAGATCAGGCGGCAGCCAACACGACAACTGCGTACGCCATCACATTTGACACGACCGACTACTCAAATGGGATCACTCTGTCAAATTCATCACGTTTGAATGTGTCGCAGGGTGGTTTGTATAACGTGCAATTCAGCATCCAACTGAAAAACACTACCAATGACACGCAAGACGTTGACATTTGGTTTCGCAAGAATGGCACTGACATTGCCAATTCAAACACTCGATTTAGTATGGGACCAAGGAAGTCATCAGGGAACCCATCGCATGGAGTCGCCGCGCTGAATTTCTTTGTGGAGTTGGCCGAGAGCGATTACATCCAACTCATGTGGCGGCCATCAGACGTTGGTGTGTCCATTGAGCACTTTGCTGCCGACACCAGCCCAACCCGGCCAGCGGTACCCTCAGTCATTGCCACAGTGAGTTTTGTGTCCAATCTTTCCGCATAATCCCATCATGGCACTCACCGCACTCAGAATCCCCCCAGGCGTGTACCGCAATGGCACTGAATATCAGTCAGCCGGGCGGTGGTTTGACGCCAACCTGGTTCGATGGTTTGAGGGTACTTTGCGTCCCATTGGTGGATGGCGCAAGAGATCGAGCAGTCAACTGACCGGGTCATGCCGGGGACTGATCACCTGGCGCGACAACAGTGGAGACCGCTGGATCGCTGCCGGTACGAATTCCAAGCTCTACGCCATGAATGAGGCAGGGACTCTCAAAGACATCACCCCAACTGGGCTGACTGTTGGCATTGCTGACGCAGCCACAAAGACCGGGTACGGGTACTCCACATATGGCAACTTTGCCTATGGCGTGCAGCGCCCAGACACTGGCAGCATCACGCCAGCCACAACCTGGAGTCTGGATACCTGGGGCGAATACTTGGTCGCCTGCTCAGACGCTGATGGCAAGCTCTATGAGTGGCAGTTGGGGTTCTCAACACCAACCCTGGCCGCTGCCATCACCAACGCGCCAACGAGTTGCAATGCCGTGATGACAACGTCAGAGCGTTTTGTATTTGCGCTGGGCGCTGGTGGAAATCCCCGCAAGGTTCAATGGTGTGACCAGGAAAACAACACGACCTGGACCCCGGCAGCCACCAACCAAGCCGGGGACTTTGAGCTTGCAACTGTCGGATCTCTCAAGGCTGGCAAGCGTGTTCGAGGTGTAAATCTGCTGTTTACAGATGTTGACGTTCACGTTGGCACCTATATTGGTTTACCTTACGTCTACTCATTTGAGAAGGCCGGTTCTGGTTGCGGGTTGATCTCATCTCAGTCTGTCGCGGCCATTGACACGGCTGCAATCTGGATGAGCAAGTCAGGGTTCTGGGTCTATGACGGGTATGTAAAACCACTGGTGTCTGACGTTGGTGACTACATCTTCCAAAACATCAACTACAACCAGGCCAGCAAGATCTACTCTGTCCACAACTCCAAGTATGGCGAGATCATTTGGTTTTACCCGTCAAGTCAGTCAAATGAGAATGACTCATATGTCACCTACAACTACCGCGAGAACCACTGGGCCATTGGCTCACTGTCTCGCACGGCTGGCACTGACCGTGGGGTCTACTTGAACCCGCTGATGGTTTCTGCTGACGGGTACATCTACGAGCATGAAGTCGGGTTTGCCTATGACTCTGTCGCGCCTTACGCTGAGTCTGGCCCTGTGGAGATCGGAACGGGTGAGCAGGTGATGAGCGTGCGGCAAATCATCCCTGATGAGCAAACCCTGGGCGAGGTTGTTGTGTCGTTCAAGACGCGAATGTATCCAACCTCAACCGAGACAACTTACGGCCCATATACGGCAAGTCAGCCGACAGATGTGCGGTTCACTGGTCGCCAGGTCAAGGTCAGGTATACCGGGGCGGTGCTCGATGACTGGAGAGTTGGCATCAACCGTTTGGACGTGATCGCCGCTGGCAAGCGTTGAGGCTTAAAATTTGACCATGAAAGACATTAGGCAAATCCTCACCGAAGACTTGGCGAAGAACTATGGTGGCTTTGCCATGACAGTTGATGCCTACTTTGATGGTCTGATGAATGCACCCAAGACAGGCAACTTTGTTGTGCGTCAGGGTGACACTCTGATCCTGACAAAGAAGATCGAGAAGAACGGCATCGAATTTCATTGCATTAACGGTGAACGCGCAAAAGACCTTGTGTCCAATGTGCAAAAGTACCTTGATGACTTGAATGATCATGGGCATGACTTTGCAGTCACGTTCTACGACAACCCCAGGATCAATGACTTGATTGCACAAATCACCTACCCGTCAGAAATCAAAAAAATTGATGATGGTTTATTCAGAACATACGAAGCAACTTTGAGGTTCAAATGGGCGCATTAAATCAACTTGGCAGTGCCGCAAGCAGTTTTGTCGCTGACCCTATCGGCAGCACCAGCAATGCGCTGGCAAAGGTGGATAAAGACTTGAGCTTGTCTCAGAATGCGCCATTGATTGCGGCAGGTACTGCTGCATATTTCGGCGCTCCATACTTAATGAGCTCTTTGGGTGGCGCAGGCGCTGCCGGGACTGCTGCTGCCGCCGATCTGGCTGCTGCTTATGGCGCAACTGGTGCTGGAGTTGGAGTTGGAACTCTTGGAGGTATTGGTGCTGCTGGTGGCGCTGGATTATTAGGTACCGCCCTTAACTTTGCAAAAGAAAACCCTGCACTTGCATTAACTGGCGCAGGCTTGGCCGCAAAGGCATTGGGTGGCAGCAGCACGCCGTCATCTTCAACAAGCTCAACATCCATCGATCCTGACATTAAGGCTGCATATCTCCAGCAGTTGGCTGATGCCAGAACCGCTGCGGCTGGCCTTGGCACAAGGCAGTTTGAGGGTTTCACCCCAGGCTATGCCACGGCAGAGCAGCAGTTGACGGCCACCGGCATTGGCGGTGCAGGTCAGCAGACAACCAACCGGGCTGCTGAACTGGCACTCGCAGAGGCAGGCTACACACCCCAGCAGATCCAGGCCATGACGGGTGCCCAGTACATGGGTGCATACCAAAACCCTTACGAGCAACAAGTGGTGCAGGGTACGCTGGCAGACATTGAGCGTCAGCGTCAGATCTCTCAGCAGGCACAGCAAGCTCGAGCAACAGGCGCCAGGGCATTTGGTGGCTCGCGTCAGGCGGTGGCCGAGTCCATCGCAAATGAAGACTACATGCGCCAGGCAGCCAACACTGCTGCCCAGTTGCGCTCTGCCGGGTTCACCACGGCTGCCGGTTTCGGCCAAACTGATGCTGCCAGGGCCATGGAAGCGGCCAGGGCCAACGCTGCCAACCAGATCGCTGGTGCTGGCATACGCCAGACTGCCGTGGGCCAGTTGGGTGCTTTGGGTGCCCAGCAGCAAAACCTGGGCATGACGGGTGCGCAGGCCGTGATGACTGCCGAGCAGCAACGCCAGCAGTTGGCCCAGGCGCGGCTTGACGCTGCACGCAACCTGGCATCTGAGCGCCTTGGCCTGACTGGCAGTGCCCTGGGCCAGAACGTGCCCAACCTTGGCGGTACGACAACCACACCGATCTTCCGCAACCAGACCGCAAGCGGTCTTGGCGGTGCTTTGGGTGGCGCTCAGTTGGGCAGCATCTTGGGTGGCACTGCCAACCCTCAGTATGCCGGTTATGGCGCCATCCTTGGTGGTTTGCTGGGTCTAGGTTAAGGAATCAACATCATGGCAACAATGAACATGGGCTTGCTGGGTGACTTGTTTGGTGGCGGCACGTCTGCCCTGAGCGAGTACCTGACCCCTCAACAGCAAGAGTCGATGCAGCGCCAAGCGCTGCTGTCCACCGCTGCGGCCCTGCTCCAAGCAGGTGGCCCATCTGCCACTCCCATCTCACTGGGCCAAGCGCTTGGTGCAGGCTTGCAGGCTGGCACGTCCAGCTATGGCAAGGCCCAAGAGGGTGCGATTCAGCAATTGCTGACCCGTCAGAAGTTGGATGAGGCCAGACGCGCCCAAGCACTTCAAGAGAGGTATCAGCAAATTATTGGTCAGCAGGGCCAACCTCAGACAATCACGCCAGATCAGGCCATCGCCATGCCTGGGATGCCTGTCGGCCCGACAGTGGAGCGTGCGGCCATGATTGGGCAGGAAATACAGCCCAGTGCAATGCCCGGTGCAATGCCTGGCGGTGCCGCATTGACTCCGCAAATGCTTCAACTGTTGTCTGGTTTGCCTGCTGAAAAAGGCATCCCAGAGCTGATGAAATTGATGCAGCCTCAAGAGGTCATGGGTCCCCCATTTAGGGGCGCTGATGGCAAGTTTTACCTGCAAACCAAAACTGGTGGCGTCATCCCTGCACCCGTTGCGCCAGAGGTCAAACCAACTGGTCAACCTCAAGAGGCAATGGTTAACGGCACGCCGACCCTTGTTCAGTACTACGAGGATGGCAGCTACAAAGTTGTGACTGGTGTGTCGCCAAAAGCAGAACCATCCCCGGCTGAAGTCAGATTGTTGCAGGCTGCAAAAATGCCAGTCACCATGGAGAACATCATGGCGATTCGCAGATCTGGCGCGAGCAACGTCAATGTTGATGTTGGTCAAAAGGGCTTTGAAAACAAGATGTCCGCGAAGAAGACATTTATGTCTGAACCGATCTACAAAGACTTCAACGACATGAAGTCTGCTTATGGTCAGGTTCTCACATCACTTGATCAGGGCACGCCAATCGGTGACGTTGCAGGCGCAACCAAGGTGATGAAATTGCTGGACCCCGGATCTGTTGTCCGCGAGTCTGAATTGGGTATCGCCATGGCAGCGTCTGGACGCATGGATCGGCTGCAAAACTATTTCACTTTGTGGGCGTCTGGCAATAAATTGACTCCAACGCAACGCGCTGACTTCAGGCAATTGTCCAATGAGCTGTATGCTGCCGCTGGTCAGGCTTACAACCAAAAGCGTGGCGAGTACATTGACTTTGGTGAGAGCACTGGCGTGACGCTTGACAAGGCACTTGGCGGTCCAGCAAATATCCCATCAATTATGAGAGTGCCTGGCGGTGCTCCTGGCACATCACCAGCGGGTCAACCTCGCCGATCATTGTCGGAAATTTTTACAAGATAAGGCAGGATCATGGACGGCATAAAACAGCAGATCAATGCAGCCCGTAAAGAGGGATACCAAGATGACGAGATCATCCAATATCTGTCTCAGATGCCAGATGTCGCGCCTCAAATCCAGGCTGCAATTGAGAATAACTACACGACCAATGAGGTGCTCAAGTTTTTGACTGAGCGCAAATCACCGGCATTTGAGGCAGGCGCTAAGAAATCAGAACTCGAAAAAGGTTTCCTGGCAGCCATGCAAGGCCCAACGATGGGCTTTTATGACGAGATCGCTGGTGCTGTCGCTGCCCCGGTCAAGGCCATCACTGAAGGCAAGCCGCTGTCTCAGGCATACCAAGAGCAGCGTGATGTTATTCGCGGTGCTACTGAGTCTTACACACAAGCAAACCCGTGGAGATCTGTTGGCTTGCAGGCTGCGGCATCACTGCCAACGATCATGCTTGGCGCCCCTGCCAAGGTATCCCAGGCCGTCAGCAAGGCCGTGGCACCTGTGGTCGAGGCCATGTCGCCAAAGATGGCGCAGCTCTATCAGTACCTCACCCAGCCAGCAGCCCAGGGAAAGATCATGGGTATGGGTCAGCGCATGGCGCAGGCCGGTGCAACTGGCGTTGGGTTTGGTGCAGTCGGTGGCCTTGGATCGTCTGAGGGTGAGACTGTCGGCGACATTGCAACTGACGTTGCCAAGAGTGCGGCCATCAGTGGAGTTATTGGCCCATTGACTCAACCAGTCATGGGTGTACTGGGTGCCACCGGCAAGCAAATCGCTGCCAGGGTATCCCCGGCCAGGGCTGAGACCTATGCCCAGCAAAAGGTGGCAGAGGCATTGTTGCGCGACACGCCGCCAGATTTGCTGTCCAGCGCTCTGACAATGTCCCAGACCCGCATGGGTAAGCTGGGGCCAGAGGCCAGGGTCGCTGACGTTGGCGGTGCAAATATGCGCCAACTGCTCGACACCATTGCAACCCTGCCAGGCGAGACAAAACAGGCGCTGGAGCGTGCCATCAGGGAAAGACAAGCTGGGCGTGCTGGCCGTCTTGTTTCGGCTGCTGATGAGGCTTTGGGCACTCAGGGGTCGATGTTTCAGCAAAGCATTGACAACTTTAGCGAGCTGCGCCGCATTGAGTCGCGCCCCTTCTACAACGTGATCGACAAAGCCATTGTCAATTTGGACAACAACCTGATGGGTCTACTCAAGCGATCTGAGAATTTGCATGGCGCCGCTGAGGATCTGTATCGCACAAAGACCGGGCAGACCATTGACCTGTCCAAGCTGAAGGTTGGCGAGCAGGTTCCCATGAATGTGCTCGACACATTGAAGCAGTCGCTGTATGACTCTGCCCAGACATTGAAGCGGTCTGGCGGCACTCAGCAGGCCAATGCATATGATGACGTGCGCCAAGACTTGATCACCTCCTTGGTCAATAAATCCCCCAAGGTTGGCGGCATGTCAGCATATGCCCAGGCCATGGAGAAGTGGGCCGGGCCGTCTCAGATGATGGACGCTGCCGAGCTTGGCCGCAAGGCATTGGCTGGCGACATCATCAACTTCAAGCAAGAGATGCGCAATTTAACTCAGTCAGAGATCGATGCATTCAAGATCGGGGCATTGCAGGCATTACGTCAGAAGACTGGGACTGAGGCAGGCCAAACGTCTTTGCTCAAGATGTGGAAGGAACCCGCAACCCAGGAAAGACTCAAGGCCGTGTTTGACAACGACTATCGTCAATTTGCGGCAGCAGTCGCAAAAGAGGCACGTCTCAAAGGCTTGGAGTCTGCTGGCCGTGGATCGCAGACAGCGGCCAGGGCTGCTGGCTTGGCAGATCTGGACGTTGCCCCAATGATGCAGGCAGGCCAGGCAGTGGCTGCTGGAAACGTGCCCGGCATGATCACATCAGCGGGTAATGTGTTTGGCCGAATTGGCACTCCAGAGACAGTGCGCAACCAGATCGGCAATATCTTGCTTTCGCGTGAGCAGCAAAAATTGCTTGATCTGTCCGACACTATGCGCAGAATGAACGAGGCACGCGCCCGAGCTGCTGGCACTGGTGGATACATTGCTGGGCAGACTGGTGGCCTTGCAATCGGTTCAAATCTGGCTGGTCAATGATTTATTGAGGTGAAATGATGGCAACTGGTTTACTGGATTACCTCGAGGCAATTGGTGAGACGGGTGCAACCTTGGGAAGCGGTGCCGCTGCCACCATGGCTGGCATTCCTTACGGCATCATGCAAAACATCAGGTCAGGTAAGTACGGCACAAAGGAAGGCGTCAAGCTGGCCGACAAGGCCACTCAAGACTTTATCAAGCAGTACACCTACGCACCCCGCGGCCAGATGGCCCAGAACGCTCTGCAAAGCGTTGCTGGCCTGCTTGAATCCACCAAGCTGCCGCCAGTATTGCCAGAGGCCGGGTTGCTGGCCGCGATCCCCAAGGGCACGTATGCCTCACAGTTTGAGCGTGCCGGTATGGCGGCAGAGCGTGCCATGGAACCAGTCGCGGCCAACGTGATGGCGCGTGGCGGTCTGCCTGCTCAGTTGTTGCGGGATCTGACGCAGGGGACAACCAGCAACGTGACCAAGCGCCAGGCCACCGTGATGAACCCTGAGCGCATTGCATTCCCCAACATTTACAAAAACCCCAAGGAATTGGTGCAAGAGGCAACCAGCCGGGTCGCACCAGAGAACCCATTGCTCCAGCAATTGTTTGGCGTGACCAGGCAAGACCTGTTCGACATTTCCCAGCAAGGCACTCGAGCTGGCAATATCACTGACGTACCCTTCAAAACTGCCAAAAACCCCAAGGGTGCAGCTCATGCGCCTCAAGTGATGAACCCCCGCAATGAGCAGCGCCTGCAAGACATTGTGGCCGAGGCAAGATTGCAGCCTGAGTTGTTCAAGGGCATGGCATCTTGGTACACCATGGACCCTCTGTATCAGCGCTTTGTGGACATTTATGGGCAAGACAAGGCCATTGGCGAGTACAACAAATTTAATGCCTTGACGGGTATGTCCAGCCCCGGCAGTGAAGTGCTGACAGAGTTGAATCGCGGCACCGCTGCCAACATGATGGATACGCTGGGCCGCTTTGAGGATTTCAGAAAATACGGCGGCGTGTCTGAATTCAAGCGGGGCGCAGATTACCCGCCAGAACTGGCCGGTGTGATCGGCCATCCATATCACAGCACAGCTCAGGCTGGCCCCATGGGCAAGTATCTGGCGTCTGGCTTGATTGAGATGGATTCAGCCAAAGTGCCGAGCTATATCCATGCGTCTGGCGTGCCAGAAACTGGGTTCCAGACGCAATACCCGGTTGGTGATGCCCACTGGTCGCGCCTGGTTGGTTTGCCTGACGTGCGCGGTGCGACAACCAAAAAGGGCGTGCCAACCATACCAAAGGCCAGCGCGTCAGTGCCTGAGATGGTTGCGCTTGCACCCTGGTTTAACCAGAGAATTGCTCAACCCATGGGGCTTGAGGCAGTGCCTGCGCAGGCCGTTATCTGGGGCGCAGGTTCTGGCGCAACTGGTGTGACATCACCCATTGGGGCGCCAAAGCTAGAGTTGCTGGCGCAGCAAATCGGGGAAACCGCGACACGTCTTGGCATCTCTCCAGAAACTGCCAGAGACATGATCATTCGCGGCCAGGCTTACGCTGGCGGGATCACCAAAGGCGGTTTGCTCTCAATCGATGACTGATCAATCCAGTCCATGATCTGCTGGATGGCCTCTTGTGCTGATGGTGTTTCACCACTTGCGGCCTGCACCTCCTCTGCCTCATCCATCAATGCGAGCAGGTAGTTTTTCAATTTGTCTTTGTCAATCACTTCACTTCTCCAAAAAAAGCAGCCACCAGCGGATCTCTCCTGATCTTCACTTTACGGCCTCGATCACGCGCCTGTCTGAAGGCTTTGTCATCGAGGGACTCTTTGCGTCTCCACTTGCGCACTCTGTCGCTGACGCTGGTGGGCAAAGGCTTGATGGCATCAATGCCGATCCCATAGCGATACACCGCCACCGGGATACCCCTGACCTCTGACCGGGTCCACTCTTGTATGTGGACCAGGTGCTGACGGCGCAGCCGCAGGATCAGCAGCCTGGCAGACCTGTCGGTGCAATGGATCGTCTCTGCCACCTCTGCTGAGGTCAGGCCAATGTCAGTGATGGCCTTGATCAAGCGAGGGAGCTGGGCAGATTTCATTTGGTGGCGGCAATGACTTCAAGCTCAAGGTCTTTGACCCTCTCGCGCAAGAGCTGCATCTCCTGGTCCATGTCCCGGTACTTGCGCTCCAGGCGCTCGCGGGTGAATGTCTCGCCATGGATGTACCCGATCAGCGTGCCATTGGTGATGGCCTTCCTGATGAGCTGCTCATACTCATGGCGGTTGAGCATGACCCCTGCAATGCCGCCAGGGGCACGCATCTTGTTGACCTCGAGGTCGATTTGGTTTTGCATTGACTCGCTCATTTTTCCCTCGCCTTCAGCATTGCGTCTGCCATCTTGTATGCCCACCATGAAACTTCACCATCTTCAATCATTGGTCGAACATTAGGTGCCGTTATAAGTGCTTGCATCGCCTTGGCCGCAAAGTAGTCGCGCAGGGTCATGCCTGTAAAATGCAAACCAAGAGTCTGTGACCCGTGGTTGTGCAGTGGAAATGCTGGTGGGTTGCTCATGCTTACGCCCTCCAGACCAAGCAATCAAGCGCCACCACGATCAGGCCAATGAGGCTGATGACGCGGATGATCTTCTCAGCGGTGCTGCACTGATGGACGTGGATCTCAATGGCCGCGCCATTCTCGAGAGTGTGGGGGAATGCCTCTGTGAAGGTGCGGGGGAACTTGCGGGTTGTTTCATTTGCCATGGTTCAATTCCTTTAATTTGGTTTCGATTGCATCAACTATTTTTCTGCCGCTTTTTGACACTGGCCCACCACCGCCATTTAATCCAAAGTAATACCGCAATACATCGTCTGCCAGTATTTCCTTATCTGTCAGACCAACCCATTGGCGCTTTGAGTAACGCTCTTGAGGAGTCTGAGGAATCCCCCGAGTAATCGGCTGTATTCGATCAAACATTTTTTTTCCAAGATCATAGAATTCTTTGTCTTTGCCAGTACTGTTGTCAATTGCCATGATTAAACTCCTTGTTGTTGATTGCGTGATCACATTACACCTCTCATTTCCCAGCCCAGCAAAAAATAATTCCAGCGGGTGACAATGTTGCTGTTGGTGAACTTGGTCCCGTCCCAGGCCAAGTCTGCTGGGGTGTAGCCCTTTGAGATCATCAGGGCCATAAAGACTTTCTGTGCTTTCATTTGCGCCCCTGTGCCAGGATTGCGCAGATGGCCGCATCTGCATGGCTGCTTACGCCATCAATCGCACAGGCAACAACCATGGGGTCAGCGCCATTGCTAACGGCCTTCTCCCATTTTTCACGCTTACCATGGGCATTGATGGTTATGCACACCATCAGCGCTACAAGGAACGCTAATACCATGCCACATATGCCTAGCCAGAATTTTTCGTCAGTCATCTCACACTCCTTAATTTGTCGTTTGCGCCAGCCGGTCACAGCGCGTTGTATCCATACTTAAAAAGCTCCACGGCCACCCGGCACAGGAACCCAATGAAGGGCAGCATCAGTGCCAGTGCCAGTCCGAATTTGAATGCACTCATTTGCTTTGCTCCTTTTGTTTTTGAATCGACTCGCGCAACTGCTGGCGCAGCCAGTTGACACCGCCCAGGCGCTTCCACTCAGCAAAGTGCGCCGGGATCAGCCTGGCGCTGACCGTGACGGCCACGCTGGTCATCTCACTCTTGGGTCTGGGCATCTTCTTCATCCTCATCAGTTGGGGGTTGGTCATCAGGGTTGTAATCTGTTTGGCGGGTGAGGATCTGTCCCCACCGCCACTCTTGGTAATCTTCCGAGTACATACATCTCCTTGTTGTTGATCTGCCGATCATACACTGATTGACTAAGTGATCAAATCCACTACAAGTTACTCAACTATTAACCCCATACAATCAACCCCGGCAGGCCAACACCTGCTGATTGCCCCTGGAACTCCAACCGGGCGCAGTTGCCACTTGGGGGGTCAGGCATCACTGTCTGGCCCCCATTTTTTCATGGTCTTGCACAAGTTGTCAATTTGTGGTTAACATCTATGCCATGAAAACAACCAACAACCCCATCCGAGACGTTATGTCCAAGGCCAGTGCCGCAGGCTACTCAATGGCCGATGTCTGCCGTGTCGCAGAGATCGACCAGAGTCAAGCCAGCAGGTGGCTCAGTGGCCGCACCAAGCCACTCTATGCCTCTGTAGTGCGCCTCAATCAGGTCGTGGATGCCATGGTAGCGGCCAGGCTGCAAGTGCTCAACAAGGCCATGGACGAGGCCAACCAATGAGGCACATTGGCATCGACCCTGGTCTGTCTGGCGCCATCGCGGTGCTCACAGATGACACGCTCCAGATCCATGACATGCCGGTGATGACGGTGGACCGCAACGGCAAAGCCAAGCGGCAGGTCAGCGCAAATGAGCTGGCCGAGCTGCTGAACCTGTACGCAGGCAAAGACTGCCATGTCTACTGCGAGCGCGTGGGTGCTGTCAGTGGGCAGGGGGTAACCAGCGTTTTTAGCTTTGGCCGTTCATTCGGCATGATCGAGGGGATCTTGGCAGCGCTCAAGATGCCGGTCACCTTTGTGGCCCCTGCCACCTGGACCCGTGCCATTGGCCGCAGCCCTGGCAAGGATGCCAGCCGGGCCAGGGCAATGGAGCTGTTTCCCCACTACGAATACTTCTTCAAGCGTGTCAAGGACGATGGCCGTGCTGACGCTGCACTGATTGCACATTGGGGGCGTAAGCATGGCTAATCCCTTTCGGATTACCGAACCCACCTGCATCAGCTTTAGCGGTGGCAGGACCAGCGCGTACATGCTTTGGCGAGTGCTTCAAGAGCATGGCGGGGAACTGCCAAAGGAGGCCATTGTGTGCTTTGCCAACACAGGCAAAGAGGACGAGGCCACCTTAAGGTTTGTTCAGCGCTGCGCGGACGAGTGGGGTGTGGAGATCCATTGGCTTGAGTACCGTGATGCCGATCCGACATTTGTGCGCGTCACATTTGAAACGGCCAGCAGAGATGGTGAACCCTTTGAGGCGTTGATCCGCAAACGTCAGTATTTACCCAACCCGGTCACTCGATTTTGCACGGCAGAGTTGAAGATCAGGCCGATCCATAAATACCTCAAGTCACGCGGCTGGGACCATAACGAAGAGATGGACTGGATTGGCATGAGAGCAGACGAGCAAAGACGTGCCGCAAAGATCAAGGACAAGTCAAGGATTCCGCTGGTGGCTGCTGGCGTAACCAAGGAGACTGTCGGGGATTTCTGGAGATCACAACCATTTGACCTCGAGCTGCCAAACATGAATGGCGTGACCATGCACGGCAACTGCGATCTTTGCTTTCTCAAAGGCGGTGCGCAGGTGTTATCTCTGATTGCAGAAAAACCAGAGCGCGGCATTTGGTGGGCAAAAATGGAGGCGTTGGCGTTGGCGTCCAAGCCAAGCGGTGCGGTGTTTCGTTCCGACCGTCCATCCTACTCAGCCATGATGCAATTCGCATCAGAACAGATCGATATGTTTGACCCGAATGAAGAAGCCATTGCGTGCTTTTGTGGAGACTGATATGGATGACGCAGAACGCAAAGCCATGAGGGACCAGATCGTCTGGCTCACTCAGGAACTCGAGAAGGCCAGACGAGCAAATCAGGACAAGACGCTGCTCATGGGCCGAATGCTCAACCCCGAGGATCTTGGGCACGCAGTCAGCAACGAGGTCAGGGCACTCATTTACACAACGATCATCAACGAACAGGATGCAGAAAGAGAATCATGGAACAAAAAATAATCCTCAGACCAAGTGCAGCATCGCGCTGGATCGCCTGCCCGGCCAGCGTGCGCCTGTCCCAAGGCATCGAGCAAGAACCTGCTGGGGAAGCTGCGCAGATCGGGACCGCCATCCATGCCCTGGCTGAGTTGTGCTTTAAGGCCAAGTCCAGTCCGGCAGACTATGTCGGCAAGGAGGTGGAAGGCATCACCATGACGCAGACAAATGCCGAATATGCCCGGCTCCACCTCGATGAGATCAAGCGGGTGCATGACGAGCTGGGGCACGTCAGAGTCGAGCAGTACGTCACCATCGTGGACACTGATGAGGTCAAGCTGGGTGGGACTGCTGACGTTGTCGGTGTCGGGTCTGGCAAGCTCATCGTGAGCGATTTGAAGACAGGCAAAGGCTGGGTGGATGCTGACAGTCCCCAGCTCAAGATCTATGCCTTGGGCGCCATCAGGTCAGCCGCAAAGAACGGTATCCCACCGCCTGGGCAGATTGAGTTGCGCATTGTCCAGCCGCATCATGGTGACGTGCGCAGTCACTCGATGACGTACTCAGAACTCTTTGACTGGTATCAAAACACCTTGCGCCCGGCCATTGTCCAGGCCACTGTGGATGACGCCCAACCAAACCCCAGTGACTCTGCCTGTCAGTACTGCCCTGCCAAGATCGTTTGCCCTGCCCAACGCACGGGGTTTGAAGTGCTCGCGGCCAAGCCAGACCTCAGAACCCTGGACAAGGACCAGATCCAGGCCGTCATGCTCTCGCTCTCAGTCGAGCAGATTGCGGACCTCTTGGAGCGTGCGCCAGTGGTGGAGAAATTCATCGATGCCGTGCGAGATCACGCCGTGCAACGAATCAGGAATGGTGAGTCAATCCATGGCTGGCAGATGGTCCCAAAGCGTGCAACGCGCAAATGGACCAATGAAGATGCCGCCTTGCAAGCGCTCACTGACGCTGGCCTCGACAAGTCCAAACTGGTCTTGACAGAGATGGTGACGCCTGCGGTGGCCGAGAAGCTCTTGGGCAAGGACAAGAAGTCCATGGTCGATGACCTCACCACAAAAGAATCATCGGGTTTGACTCTAGGCCGTGCCGTTGAGTTTGCCCAATAATCCCATTCCCCCAACCGTGTCAATTGACACACAACTCTGAAAGCGAAAGCAAAATGCTAAATCTATCCTCTGGTGGCGGCTCAGGCTCCTACATTCGTTTCTCCCCCCAGGCCAATGCTTGGACCAATCAAGATGGAGAGATCCAACTTGGCAAAGTGGTCTTTGACATTGACAACGTCACAACCGGCTGGCTCGAGCTGGGCGTTGGTGTGCGTGACTGGCAGCCTGATGCAGCCCTGGGCAAGAAGGGTCCGCAGCCCACTGCAAACCACAAGCGTGGGTTTTCCTTGGTTTTCTACTCCAAGGCGCTGGGCACTGTCGAGTGGTCCAGCAATGGCGTTGGCCCCAACATGGGACTCGAGGCTTTGTACAAGCAGTGCAGTGAACAGCGTGCTGCAAACCCTGACAAGCTCCCGGTGATCGAGTACACCGGCTCGCGCATGGAGAAGATCGGCAAGGGCACAACCCGTATCCCAGCATTCAACTTAACGGGTTGGATTGCCAGGCCAGCAGGCATGGATGCCGAGGCTGCTGCACCCGTTGATGAGTTTGATCCATTCCCAGCACCGGCACCGGCACCAGCAGCTCCCGCGGCCAAGCAGCACGCTGCACCCATTCCCGTTCACTCTGACGAGGACTTGTTTTAAGACGTAATGAATTAAGGGCCGGGGCTTTGTCCCCGGCTTTTTTTTCCCTCATGGAATCAAAAGAAGAATTCTGGCAACTGCTGGTGCTCATGTTGGCCCGGCGGGTGTACGAATTGGAGCAAAGAATTAAAAAATTGGAGAAAAGAGGAAATGAATGAGCTGGCTTTATTCGCGGGCGCTGGTGGAGGAATTCTTGGTGGACATTTGCTTGGATGGAGAACAGTCTGCGCAGTTGAGTGGGAACCCTACCCAGCAAGCGTTTTGTGCGCCCGACAAAATGATGGACTTCTCCCGCCTTTCCCGATTTGGGATGACATACAAACCTTTGATGGCAGACCGTGGGCAGGAATTGTTGACGTTGTATCTGGCGGCTTTCCATGCCAAGACATCAGCGCAGCAGGAAAAGGGGCAGGAATTGATGGGGAGCGAAGCGGAATGTGGGGAGAAATGGCGAGGGTCATTCGTGAAGTACGACCCAAATTCGTCTTTGTGGAGAACTCACCAATGCTCACTTCTAGGGGACTTGGACGAGTTCTTGGAGACTTGGCCTCAATGGGGTTTGATGCGAGATGGGGAGTGCTGGGAGCAGCGGACGTTGGAGCAAACCATCAGAGGGACAGAATTTGGATTGTCGGAAAACAAGTGGCCTACTCCAACGGCATCGCAAGCAAGGTCGGAGGGAATGATTTTGCAAATGAGACAACTAGTGGAGTGTGGAACAACGACCATAGAGGAAGCCGAAGCAATGATTGGCGGCAGTCTGACTCCCAAAAGAATGAAAAATTGGCCAACTCCAGATGCAAGTCCGAGGGGGCCAACAAAGGATTACGACCCAAAAGCCAAATCACAGTCGGGGAGAACACTTCAATCGTTTGCGGCAAAGTATCCAAACACGGAACATCCGACTTCTGGGCAATTGAACCCAACGTGGGTAGAGTGGCTAATGGGGTGGCCGCTAGGGTGGACCGACTTAAAGCCATTGGAAACGGGCAAGTCCCATTGTGTGCAGCAACAGCCTGGTGCATATTGAGTAATCAATAAGGAAAAAAATAAAAATGCAAGCCGAACAGATAGCAAAAGCGCTTGGCAACGCGAAGAGAGTTGGCAAAGGATGGTTGGCAAGTTGCCCACTGCCAACGCATGGACAAGGGCACGGGGACAAGAACCCGAGCTTGTCGATCAGTGACGGCGAGGACGGCAAGCCGCTGTTCAAGTGCCACTCTGGGTGCGATCAGCATCAGTTGTTTCACGCCATCAGGGATTACGGGCTGCTGCCAGACATTGAGAAACGCGATCCATTGGCATCGATCAAGCCACTGCCGGCACTCACGCCGCAAGTGCTCGAGCACGAATGGGTCTATGTGGACGAGGACGGTGAACCCCTGTTCGTCAAGCAAAGATTCAAGACTGGCACGGTCAAGGGCAAAGATTACCGTCAGGCCAGGATCAACAAAGACGGGTCAAGGTCTTACTCGCTGGGAGATTGCAGGATCGTCCCGTACAGGTTCCCCGAGCTGCTGAACGCAAAGACTGCTGGCCGCGCCATCTACTTGGTCGAAGGGGAAAAGGCAGCCGATGCCCTGGTAGAGATCGGCGCCATCGCCACAAGTGCTCACGCTGGATCTGGAAGCTGGCCGCAAGAGATCACCCAGTACTTTGCTGGCGCCACTGTGGTCATGCTGCCCGATAACGACCTGGCGGGTTGGAAGTACGCAAAGTTGGTGGCAGCGGCGCTGACACCAGTGGTCAAGTCACTGAGGATCGTGGACCTGCCGGTCATATATCCAAGAGATGACGCATGGGAGTGGGTCCATGTCTACGGTGGAACCCGGCAGCAGCTCGCGGAACTCGCCAAGCAAGCCCAACCCATCACGTCAGCGGATGATGTAACGTACCCGGTAGGCTTGCTTGCAGCATCAGAAGTGGTTGCACCTGCAACACCAAACGCAACAAACGCAACCAACCCTGGCAACGTCCACCAAGAAACAGACAAGACGTACAAACCCTTCAAGATTGAGAGTTGGCAGTCAGTCAAGGACGAACCCGTCAACTGGTTGGTCCAAGACGT